TCGGAGCATCAACCAGATCATCACACCCGTCACGAAGAACAGTGGCGCTGCGGTCACGGTCGTCTCGACGGTCATCGAGCCACCGTCCAGAGCAGCCAGAGTCCAAGTGCCAGCGGAACCCACACGGCGATGTAGATGAGCATGTCTCGGGGCGTCATCGCAGCCGCTCCAACTGTGCGTTGAGTTCAGCCAGCCGGGCTTCCTGCTTGCGGACCTCACGTTGCCAGTACCAGAGCCGCAGGCGAAGAGCCACGCGCACGATGGTGGTGATGATGGTGATGACGAGCATCCACTTCATCGGACAGCCGCCGAGACGTCGTGCCCGATGATGAGCGGACCGTACGGGTTGCCCTTGATGAACGGCTCGATCCAGACCATCCGGTGCGAGTCGTGGTTGAACGAGCCGTCCGGGTTCTTCGCCGGACCGAGCGACTTGTACCACTGACGTCGCCAGTGGCCACGGACCATGAACTGATGGTCGAAGGTGAACTCGTCAGACTCTTCGCCACGGTCGAAGCGGGCGGTGTGCTCGACCTCTCGACGCAGCCGCATCACCTTGATGTAGCCATCCTCCATCGTCAATCCGCCACGGAGTCCCCGCCGCATCTCAGCCCGGTTCGGGCGATGGACGGTCGGCACGATGATCCGCTGCCACGTCCACCGGAAGTACGAGAGCAGCCAGCGACGGAGGAAGGCAGCGGAGCCGTGGACCTGTCCCTCAGTCATTTCGTCGGTCGCAATCCAGCCAGCGTCGCTCCACTTCGAACCGAACGACCAGCCGCTCTGCTCGATGACCCAGTACTGCAAGTCCTGCGTCGCCTTCACGACGTCACTGATCTGGCGGTCCTTGTTCTTCCCGCCGACCTCGATGCCGACCGTGGCATCGTCGAAGTCCATCGAGTCGAACGAGTTGTAGAGCACGTAGCGGATGCCGGGTGCTTCGGAGATCGTTCCGTCGTCGTGGAGTTTCGTGATCTCATGCGAGGACCACGAGATCGCTCGCACCGGGATCAGGGTGGTGGGATCGAGCGTGCCACCGTCACCGACCTCTTCGATCATCAACGGGAACTCGAAGACCATGAGTCCCCGCGGGCACGGCAGGTCGGTGGGGAAGATCGGCTCAGCCTCAGCGCTCTCGGCCGCAGCCGTCACCGACGCCATCACGTTGCCCGAGACGTAGTGCGTCTCGGACAGCGCGAGATCTTCGTACTCACCACGCAGCCCGGCGATCGTCCCGTTGATGATCCTCTGGAAGCGCTCACCGTCGTACGCCTCGGACGACTGCAACAGCCGCAGCCGTTGGAGCAGCCCGAAGGGCAGTTCCTTCTCATGGACGGGTGCGCCTTCGTGAGCCTCGGCCCACTTCCAGAGCCGGGTGACGCTGTCGTAGAGATCCAGATGGAACTGCAACGCCCGACTCGGTCCGGCCCACTGACGAGCCTTGATCGAGTCGAGTCGAGCAGCGAACACGTCACGGTCGTGACGTGGGCCGAGGCCCAGCCCGCCGCTCCCACCCCCTACGGGGCGGGAGCGCTCGGTTTCGGTGATCTTCCTGCGGCCTGCCGGGAAGAGCGGGACTTCGATGTTCTCTCCCTCAGAAGGGAAGGTCGGCATCGTCATCCTCCTTCTCGACGTTGGCTGCCGCCCACTCGATGACCGACTCGTTGATCGGCCGGGGGTCGGCCAGCGTGCTGTGGTCAGCCTGTCCGAAGGCATCCTCATGGGCGAGGACCGCAACGTACCGAGCCTGTGGCATCTTGCCGTTGTCGATCTCGACCTTGTCGGGGGCCTTCAACTGGACCAGGACCGGCGTGCCTCGCAGGACCCAGCCGCCTCGGCCGAGTCGGGCCTTGAAGTCGGCCTGAGCGGCGTCGGCGTCGGTGTGGACCGTCGAGCGCCAGACCGTCCGCTTGTCGTCGATGGGCCGCTCGTAGTAGCAGACCATGTTGCCAGCGACGAAGAACCGGCCGATCGTGTGGGCCTCGCCCAGCCCGGTGTACTTGACCGCCTCGGCGTAGAGGCCCCACATGTCGATGCCGTTCCGATGGATGCGGATCGAGGGGTCCTTCTTGACGAACCTCGGGATTGGAGTCATGTCAGTGTCCTTGTCTGTGTTGAGTGACCTAGAAGGTCAGCGGGGTTGGCTTGGCATCCGAGCCGTAGACCGACTCGATGAGGCTCGATGCGATCTCCCGGTTCTCGGGGCGGATCTGACCGAGGAAGTTGTTGAGAGCGAACTGCTCTCCGAACTGCGCCGCCAACTTCTTGAAGGTCAGCAGTTCTCGCAACTGCGGAGCGCTCGTCACTTCGCCGGACTTCGCCTTCTGGTTCAGGTTGCGGGCAACCTGGATGATCTTCGTCGGGACTCCGAGCCGACCGGCCAGCGACCAGTCAGTCGTCAGTTCGACGTGGATCGGGAACCGGCTCAGCAGCGCCTCGCTCATCACCGCTCCGGGCACGTTCGGGTTGCAAGCGCCCATGACGATGAACTTCGGGCCGACCTTGACGTTGCCCCGCTTTGGGTTCTGCGGGACCGTCAACTCGCCACGCCCGTCCATCATCCCGTAGACCACGCTGAGGACCCGGGGGTCGATCAGAGCGATCTCGTCGATGAAGAGCGGGACGCCCTCACCGTCGTTCGCCTCAGCGGCGACGACAGCCGGACCGTCCACCCAGGTGTAGGTGGCATCGTCGTTCTGGACCCAGCCGCCGACGAAGTCAGCGACCTCAGTCTCGATGCTGCCCTGGATGGTGATGGTGCCGGGCAGAGCGGCTTCGACCAGAGCGGTCTTGCCGGTGCCGGGGTCCCCGTAGAGCAGGACCGGCAGGCCAGCGGCGTGAGCCGACTGAACCAGCGCCACGTCGGTCGTCTTATCGGGACCGACCATGATCGACCGCGGCAGGTACTCTTCGCCGTTCGGGCGGAAGAAGCCGGACGTCTTGCCCGTTGCCTTAGCCGCAGCGACGGCGGGTGCCGTCGGCGTTGCCACCGGCAGCGTGACGGTCGGACCTGCCAACTCGATGACGGGGTTCTTGCTCAGCAGAGCGCTGAGAGAAGCCATCGTCGAAGCGACGATCTCGCTGGTTGCCTCCTTTCCAGCCTGGATCTCAACGGTGGATTTCATGGTGGAGCCTCCCTGTCTGTGTCTCTGTCTCCATGCAGAACTCTACACCAAGATGGAAGCCTGTGCAACTAGCCTCTGTCTTCTTCACCGTCCTAGAAGCAGAACACCCCCGGACCTGAGCAGGCCGGGGGCGTCCTTGGTGGAAAGTTCTGGATGGAGTCAGGCAGCGGTGGGCGAACTCCGCTCGGCTGCCGTTCTGTCGAGACTCGCCTGCACCCAAGAGATAGAGCGTCCGGCTGCATGAGCGATCTCTCGGAAGCGGTAGCGGTGGCGTCGGGCTTCGATCACCTTCTCGTCCAACTGCTCCTGCAACTCGGAGATCTCGTCGCGGCGGGTGTCGATGGCCGACGCCAGCGTCGCGATCTCGAAGAGTTCAGGATCTTCCTTCGGGTCGAACTCGGTTGGCGTCGTGGTCATGGCGTTCCTCTCAGAAGGGTTCGTCCGGGTCGCCGCTCAGCGGCAACTGCGGGCTGGGTGGGGGTGCGTCGGACGATGGCGTTGGCGGAGTCGACGGCGTTGGCGATGTCGACGGCGCTGTCGTAGGCGTCGACGGTGCCGGGGGCGTTGGCGACGAAGGAACGGGCCGTGCGGACGCGATGCCGGAGATGCCGGACTTCACGAAGTCGACGTCGTTCTGCATCTCGCCGTTCCACTCGCGGTGAGCGACCTTGCCCTGCGCTACCTGGCCGGTGATCCGCTGAGCGATCTGCTCGATCGTCAGGTTCTCCGCCTTCAACTGCTCTTCGGAGATCCCGATGTTCTTCAAGCGGCGGATCGTCATCTTCATGCCGCGTGGGTTGTCGAAGGTGAAGACGAGGTTCACGATCGCCGTCTTCCCGGCGTCGGGGTCCGGCTCTTCGACCTTCACCGTCGTGCGGATCATGCGGTTGCCGGTCGACGAGACGGTCGCGGTGGCGTCGATGATCTTGAAGGTGTGCTCGCCCTCTGCGATCGGTCGTGTCGCTTCGTCGACCTTGTCGAGTTCCTTGTTCCAGTCAATCATTGGTGATGTCCTGTTCGGGTGGTGGTGTGGGTTGGGGTTCTGGTGTGGGTTGGGGTTCTGGTGTGGGTTGGGTGGGGATGGGTTCGGTGGGCGGGAAGATCATGTTGAGCATCTGGTCGATGTCCGAGCCGGGCACGCCTGGCTCACGTTGCTGGATCTCGACCACCGCTGGGATGCGACCGTCGACCCGCTCGCCCGCTTCGAACTGGTTCGTTCGCCGTGTGAGCATCTTGCGGATCTCGACCTGCTCGCCGCTCAACTCGTCGACCGCCTGCTCGGTCCAGAGGTAGCCGGTCACGTCGAGCAGGTACGGCAGGACCGTCTGCAACTGGCCCTGGCACCACGGCCGGTAGATCCCGTCGATCTGACGGGTCATGGCCGTGAGGACGATCGCTTGCAGCGGAAGCGTCGGGTGCATGGTGAGGTCACGGAGATCTCGTACCAAGCCGGTGACCTCTCGGTACGTCGATCCCCACACGTCTCGCGTGGGCTGGTTCCGACCGACCTGGCCTTCGATGTAGCGCTGCTGCAACTCAGAGATCGAGTCGATGATGAGGCTCTTGAACGGATGCTTGCCCGACGCAAGCCACTGGTGCGCCCGCTGCACCGTCGCCCAGTCGCGGGTGGCGACGACGGCGGTGTCCCACGTGCCGTCCGGGGTGGGCGGCGGTTGCGTGGACGGGTCCCAGCGGACCGGCTTGATGGCGAGGAAGCGACTGGCCGACTCCACGTCCAGGTACAGACGCGGAGCCGGGCACGTCACGGCGAGCGACGACTTGCCCGACTTGCTGTGTCCGTGGATCAGGATCGACAGCGAGCGGTCGGTCATCGCAGCGCCGTGACGTACAGCCAGACGTACTTCTCTGCCTTGTCGGCGGCGACGCCGTGCTGGGCCACGGCGACCTCGGGAGCGGCCTCGTCGTCGGGCGTCACGCGCCGGGTGACGGCCTTGAACTCGCCGGGATCGGCACCGTAGGACTCGCCCTTGCGGATCGCGGCGGCGATCGAGGGATAGATCGGCTTGTAGAAGCGGTACGTCTTGCCGGTCGTCTTGCGGACCTCGCCCAGCC